CTTGATTTTGTTAAGATCATATTAGAAGATCAAGTGCAAGCCGCAGTTAAAGGTAAAAAATTCTAAGTATGAATCAGTTTAACTACGATGCCTATATGAAAAACAATCCTCTCCTAAAAGAGACAAATGGAATAGGTAATTATGTTCAACCAGAAAAGATGTTTGGGTCACCAGATCTCGATTATCAAAGCGCAGAAGATTTTGATCTTAATCCTCAGGATGGAGAGAATGATCCTTTAGGACCAGATGAAGAACTAATGGAAGGTAGCGGTAAAGTAACAGAAGTATTCAACGCACTGCTGGATCATATGAGAAGTCTTATTAAAAAGACAGGTCTAGATGATGATGATGTTGAAGAGTTAAGAGTTAAGCTGGCCGAGTTCTTTAAATAGTAAGAACGTAAAGATAAAAAAGAAAAGCCCCTACTGAAAAGATAGGGGTTTTTTATTGTCATTATTTTTGTATATTTACATCATAACAAACAGTTATTGGACCCTTAGCTCAGTTGGTTAGAGCATCTGACTCATAATCAGAGGGTCGTAGGTTCAAGTCCTACAGGGTCCACAGAGAAAATGCCCCGTTGGCGAAATTGGTAGACGCGCTAGACTTAGAATCTAGTTCCTTACGGTGTATCGGTTCGAGTCCGATATGGGGCACAAATTATCAGGTGGTGAAAGGATATATCCACGGCATACACACCCTCTCGTCTCGAGGGCGCTGAATATGAGACAGGTAACTGGATATGGGTTGACCACAAGCGTACGCATTTTGTCCACTACTGAATTACAGCATGAAGGTTCGACTCCTTCCCTGATAGCGAGGTTACCGTTCTTTGACATATAAGGAGAAACAAAACATGGAAACATTATCATTCGTTTTAGGAATGTCCTTAGTGGTGGTTATCGCAGTTGCGGTAGTTGCTGTTATTGGATTTTTTAAGGCAAGAAAAATAGAAGAAGAAACTAATAGAATTCATACCATTATGGGTAATGAATCAGAAAGAGTTACTAGAGATATAGCAGACATCTATCAATGTATTGCTGAAGAGAATAGGCAGATTCATCAGAAAGTAGATCTTTTTGAAAAGGATATTTATTCTCAATTAGATTCAAGATTAGACAAATTAGAAACTAAATTAACAAACAATAAAAAATAAATAAGTTAAAGAGCGGTAACTTAACTTCTGAACACAGTAAGTCTATCAAGGTTGACTGGGAAATCCTTAGGGTAAGCCAAACGGATGAGGAGGTGTAGGAACCGAAGTAAAGCCAATCGTAAAAGCAGATGTCCACGCACCCATCTTCTGCTTTCCTAAATAGTCGGGTAGCTTAGTTGGTTAAAGCGTTTGACTGATATTCAAAAGACCACAGGTTCGAATCCTGTCCTGACTACAAAGCGGATAAAATGTGCAGTAGCCGCAGAGAATCTAGATCTCACTGCACTCTTATTGCCTCGGTGGTGGAATTGGTAGACACGATGGACTTAAAATCCATTTCGCAGAAAACGCGAGTACGGGTTCGATTCCCGTTTGGGGCACTATATAATTTATTTTTTTTATATTGTTTAAGTTTAGTACATTTACCTAAATAAAAGTTATGACTGATCAATTAGATCTTCCTTATGTACCTATGACGGTATACTATCTTCATTATCAAGACGATAGATTTATTATTAATAATTGGAATGTTTGTAGAGATTATGTTTGCTGTGTTATGGCAAGAACTCAATTAGAAGCCACAGAAAAGGTTAAAGAGATTGCTGCTAATCAAAGAGGACATAGATACATTAGAATCATGGGATTCGGTCATGCTAAAGAAGAGTGGGTTAATGAAGAGACTCCTCTAGTCTCTGACGAAAGCTATTACACTAATGCTGTTAATGCTGTATTTGAGAGAATCAAAAGTAGGAATATATCAGCTAAAGATATTTATAAAGGACAGGAAAAACAAAACTATCGTTTCGAACAATGACAACAAAACCATCATCGAAGTGGATCCAACCCACTAAGTACTACGAAGAATTTTTACACTACTACAATCTAGCCAAACGTCAACAAGAACTCTGTAACTTAGGAATAGAGAAGCACGCTACATGCGGCATTGAAGATGATCTTATGCTTCACGTTGAACTCTATGATGTAGTCGAAAGAAAGTATGCTGGATTCTCTCAGATCGTTAACGATGCGTTCTATGGATGGACAGAAGATCATCCTTATTGGAAAAAGATGGAGCAAGGTCTGTGCTTTAAACAGAGAGAAATAGTAGCTAAAAACTGGACTGGTAAGCGAGATGTATTTGGTCTTAAAGAGTGGATCTATCTATTTTTATTTCATAGACTGACAGGATCTGCTATCAATTACGCTACTAAGCCATCTGGTTACCACAACACTCTACTGTTTCAGATGCATGAAGCAGACAATATTCCACAGATGATAGAGATTATTAAAGGAGCATGGAGACCATTCTATACTTCTGTTGGTTATCAATTCCCTAGCTTTCCAAAACCTCAAGGCAAGTATAAACGTGGAGGAGATTATTTTTTATGTGAATTTGTACCTCAACTTTCAGAAGATCTTGCAAACTTTCTAGAGAATGGAACTAAGAAAGACCTTAGAGAAGTTGGTGACTTTATGTTTAAGTGGAATAAGGATCGAGGACTAAGAGCATTTAAGTTTCAGTACGCTGCATTCATTGCAGATATCGCTGACTGGTTTCCTGAATTCGTAAACAAAGAGAGCGTATTCTATTACGGTACTAATGCTAAAGAATGTATCAGTTACTTAGCGAAGAAGTCTGTGAAAATGGACGAAGAAACTTTCTTAGATTCTGTTATGCAAAAGGTTTTTGAAGACACTGGTGGAGTTCCCTATAACATGGAGGACGTCGCCTGTGACTTTATCAGATGGGTAGAAAACTACTTAAAACCTGGGTCTGATTATGATCATTTGGACTTTGACCATGTGTGGAACAGTTCTTCTATTAAAGATCATCCTTATGGTAGACAAAAAGCAATGCTTGATCTTAATCTTATTCCTTCTTTTAATGGAATTAAAGAGCATCCTTCTGATGATAAGATTATTAAGTCTGTAGGATTAAGTGAAGATCAGTACAAAGAAAAGGTAAAACTAATTTACAACTTATGATAGCATACAATAATACTTGTGAAGTAGAGTTTAAAGGTAAAAAACCTAAAGACTCTTGGATGAAAGAATGGACTTTAGACCAAAGGATTGATAAGTTCTTTGAGTTCTGTAGGGTATTTGATGATCGTCAAGATCCTTTATTGAAAGATGAGTATCAGATCTTTTCTCATAGACTTCATTGGCACGAACATCCTTTCTGTGACTTTATGAAGAATGTTACAGACAATCATGAACGTATGTTTCTTACTTTAGTCTTTAGTTTTACTAATGAACATTGGGGAACATTCACTAAACTTTTAAACCAAGGCATCGATGCAACAAGAGAACACTTTATTGAAAACAGACACGCTAGAAACGATCTTTTTCAGATCTACTATCCTAAGGGAACTAACGTTAAACAGTGGATTCTGGATGGTCCTCTTCGAGCAGCTTCTGATCTGCGCGCTTTACTTGATGACGTAGAAGTTAGAGGTCGTAGAAGATACACAATGATGGAGTTTGCTAAACTGTTAGAAGCTTACTTTAAACAGAATCAAAATTTTAGAAGTCCATTGTATCCTTGCAAGAACACAGCTCGTTACATTGCTATGGCTTATCCTCACTTAGTAGATCCAGAATCAATACTATTCGGTGGAACTGGTCACTTCGATGGACTTCATCAAGTATTCGGTGGACAAAACCTAAACGGTAAAGTCAAATATAAGATCAATGAGAATGGAATGTTTTTAGCCGAGAACAAACAAGCAGAAGCGTGGCTTTATCAGATGGATCTTTTAGTCAATCATCCTTCTAACCCAATGACTAGTCAAAAGTACTTAAACGTAGAAGACAAAACATGTTTCTTTTGGAAACATATAGCTATATCACATGGAGAAAAAAGACCTACCAAAAACATCCCTTATACTTGGATATTTGATTCTAAATTTAATCTTAGTAATCATCCTGACTTCATGGACAGGATTGTGGAAAGGGAATTGATGTATTAGTAACTTATAGATTTCGATCTATCCAGCAGTCTCAGGAATATCTTGGGACTGTTCTGGTATCTGGCCTGTATCCTTGCGGAACCATTTACCGCCTATATTTTCGTTGTAAGAATCTACATGCAATACTTCGTACTTCATTTGGTAATAAACTTCGTAGTAGCTCATCTCTTTCTTAGTAAAGCAAGGTCTTAAGATCTTTCTTTCAAATCCTTCTTTACCAAGATTTGTAATGTCTTCTAGTAAAGTCTTTGAGCTTCCATAATAAGATTGCCAATTACTTTCTTTTACTTCTTTCTTTTTCTTTGGAACTCTTCCTGGTTTTATCCAAGCTTCAATCTCTTTCTTTGTGAGCTTTTTAGTAAGGTTGTTGTGAAGTATTTTTTTACCTACGTAGATTCTTCCGTTGTCCTTATTTTGTATGAGATAGACAAATCCTACGCAGCTTTCTGGGAAATCAGATAACTGTTGCATTTCTTTATTTTCGTATAA